AACGTAGATGTAACTCAACTTGGAGCTACAAATCAATCCTATACCGCAACTTTTAACTGCACAGCTGACTGTACAAAAACTATATCTATCACACAACAATGAAAAAACTACAATTTATACTACTCCTAGGATTATTTATTCAACTAGAGGCTTATGATTTTGACTTTGAGCAAATGAAGGAAGATGCAGAAAGAATAGAGGCTTCTGAGTATAGCTACAATTTTGATCTTCAAAACCCAAAACATAAATACTTTGTAGTAGTAAATGCATTAGATGTTGCTACTACGATATATGCTATGGAGAATAGAAATACTTTAAATGAATCTAATTATTTACTACCTGCAAAGCCAGAACTTGAAGAGTTAATACTACAAAAAACTATAGTACTATACTCTCTATATCATTTAGGGCTTTTTAGCGAGTACCCAGAAGACCAGTGGTATATAAACACAATGAATGTAACTCTAACGGCAGCAGTACTAAGTAACCTATATCATATAAATACTAATGAATAAATTAATCAGCTTTGCTATAGCAGCATCTTTACTAGGACTTCTTATCTGGAATCCTTACCCTTTCAAAATACTTGAACTAAGTACATTCGATTACTTAATGTCAAAATCCCCAACAATTCAAAACGAAAATATACTTCTTGTCGACTTAGACGAAGAGATAGTAAAAGCTTACGGAGGATATCCTCTGCCAAGAAGTTTATTTGCCAGCATGATAGAGAATACAGAAGGAGTATCTGGACTAACTTTATTAATGCCTGACCCTGATTTAAGAGACAACAGAAATGACTATAAGTTAGCATCTGCTATGTCAGTTAAACCAACGGTGTTAGCTTATACAGCTTCCACTCAAGCAACAGAGTCAGGGCCTCACGTAGGTACTGCTCAATTAGGGGAGAATCCATTACCATGGCTATTGAATTATCAGGGAATTTTACGACAGTTACCAGTACTACAGCTGAACGCAGGAGGCGTGGGGTTAATAAACTCAAGTCCAGAGTTAGACGGCGTCGTAAGACGCATGCCCGTCGCCGTAAGTAGCGGAGACAAGATTTACCCAAGTTTTCCACTAGAAATGTTAAGACTAGCAGTGGGCGACCCGAGCTATCAAATTAAGACTAATGAAACAGGAGTAGAGTGGTTAAGAGTACCTAGTTATCCTACTATAACCACTGATGCAAATGCACGTATATGGGTTCAACAGAATGTAAAGTTTCATAGACAAACTGCATCGCAGTATATGCAAAATCCAATACCAGCACCTTTTGTTATCTTCGGGGTTACAGCGGAAGGAGTAACTAATCCAGTTCCCACAGCACAAGGAGCTGTATATCCACACGAAATTCAAGCAAATGTTCTCCACTCTTTAATAGAGGGGAACAGTCCATCCATCCCGACATGGAGTGTAGCAGTAGAGTTAGGGGCCGCCCTTCTGGCTCTACTATTACTTTCGATTACTGTATCTCGCATATGGCTATCTCTTCCAGTTTTAGCACTCACTATTGGAGGGCTTATTTACTTTACTCTGGAAATGTGGAAATCTTCTTACTTGGTTGACGTTTCTGGAACTATTTTAGTCGCATTCGTTTTCTGGGCTATTGAAAGTTTCCGTAATTTCATTACGCAATATTTGCTTCGATTACAAATTAAACAACAATTTGGCACGTACGTTAGTCCGGCCTTGGTAAAAAAATTACAGGACGACCCCACATTGCTGAGATTGGGTGGGGAGACTAAACGACTCACTTTTCTTTTTTCAGATATTCGAGGATTCACACCAATTTCCGAAAAATACCAGAAAGACCCTCAAGGTCTAACTCGCTTAATTAACCGTTTTCTCGACAATCAGACTGAAATAATTTTGAAGCACGAAGGAACAATAGACAAATACATGGGAGATTGCATTATGGCTTTCTGGAACGCTCCTCTTGAAGTAGAAGAACAAGAAAGAAAAGCCACAGAATGTGCACTCGAAATGAGAATAGCACTAGGAGAACTTAATGAAAAACTCAGGCAAGAAGGCCTTGACGAAATTAACACAGGGGCTGGAATCAACACAGGACCATGTGTTGTTGGAAATTTTGGGTCTAGTACTCGTTTCGACTATAGTGTACTTGGTGATGCCGTTAATCTAGCTGCTCGTCTAGAATCGTCTTGTAAAGACTATGATGCAGATCTTATCATATCGGAGCACAGTTTAGTTGACGGATTTGACTACGAATTCCTAGCAGAAGTAACGGTAAAAGGAAAGTCGGAGCCAGTTAAAATATATACCATCAGAAAATAGTTCTTGACTTTCAGCTCTGATTTTGGTATAATTATTGGAGAACAAAAAATGTTCGAGAGTTTAAGGGAGTAAACATGGATGTCAACGAAGTGGCCGCAGAATTAGCAAAACATGAAGCGGTATGCGCCGAACGATGGAAAACTATCTTCAACAAGATAACAGACATGGAAAAAGGTGCGGATGGAAGATTCACTAATATGGACACCCAAGTCTCAAGAATAGAAACAATACTTATTAGCGTATCAGGTACTTTAATAGTTGCTGGTGCTGGTATAATATGGACTATGTTATCAATGCATAGTTAGGAAAAATTATGAAAAAAGATTACCAAACAAAAGATATAAAAGCTACGAAAACAAAAGGTAGCAGCGAAATTAGAGAAGAAAAGGATGGACTTTTCTACTTTGATTGGGAAGGCGAAACCCACGGGTTTACAAAACATGAAAATGCTGAAATAGCATTAAACAGATTTAAAGGAGAATAGATGTCAAACTCAATAGAAGAAGCGTTAAAAGACGCAGTTAAGCAAGTAGAATCAGGAACAGTTCAAGAGGGTAAAGGGTCCGAAGCAGAAGCTCCCCCACTATCAGCGAGAGTAAAAAGATTACTTGCAAGAAAAACAAATCTTCAGAGAAAGAAAAGACAACACCTACCTAAACCATTAAGATAAGTGGAAAAACAAACACCTGAACAAAGGTACGAAATTTGCAAGAAATGCCCGAACTTAAATAAGTGGAAGGTTTGCAAAGTTTGTAACTGTTTTATGCCCCTCAAAACAAAGATTAGATGGGCAGAGTGTCCTGAGGAAGTACCTCGTTGGACGTAGGAGTATATAATGGCACTAACTGCTAAACAGAAGAAGCTACCAAAAGCTTTACAACAAGCTCTTTTGAAAAGAATGAAAAAGAAAGGTAAAAAGAAAAAAGGTGGAAAGAAGAAGCGTTCAAGAGGTTAAGCCTCTCCCAGATTACATAATTTGGTTATTTTATTTTAGAAAATTAAATAAAGTATGTCCCTGGTCTTATGAATCATTCATAGCAGGTACTACAAATTTTGTGGATTACAGCGAAGACTTATTACTAGAAAATGAGACTAACTGGAATCAACAATCATGGGAGGTGATTATCTATCTAATGGGTGATGACTATACTCTTGACGACATGGACAATATTACAGAACATAGGAATGAAGTCCAAAACACTTGTGAATACTTATGGTCACACCCATCTTTTTCGAAAGGGGGTAACAACCAAGCCCCGAAGCCTATAATTATACAGCAAGACAGGGCAAGACTGATGGAACTAAGACATGGCAAGAAAAAGAAAGGCAGCTAAGAAAAGACCTGTACCTACAAACCCTGCACTATACGCAAGGGTAAAGGCAGCAGCAAAAAGAAAATTTAAGGTCTATCCGAGTGCATACGCAAACGGATGGTTAGTAAAAACATATAAGCAACGAGGCGGTAGATACCGAATGGGCGTTGCAAGGAAAAAGAAATAATGATAAATTGGTTTAAAACTAAACTAACTCAAATATTAAATATAGTCACAGGGAAAGATAAGAACTGGGACGGGTCAGTAGACATCAAGGATAAATTGATAGAAGCTGAACAAAAAGCAAAAAATGGAAGCTAAACTTTTAAAAGATGGAAAATTCACACTAATACAAAAAGATGGACACACAGATGCTGCATCTGTAATGAAATCTTGTAAGACAATTATTTCACACTGTGAAATGATTATGAATAATCTTACAGACCCAGAAGCAAATTTACCTACTTGGTTTACAAATAAAATAGCAATTTCAGAATATGAAGTAGTCTCAGCCGCAAATTATATTGCAGATGGGGATATGGATCATTCAGATGGCTAAACCTAAAGGCGGATTAAGTAAGTGGTTCAAAGAAAAATGGGTAGATATATCAAGACCTAAGAAGAAAGGCAAGTATCAACCATGTGGAAGAGGAAAAGCAAAAACATCGAGAAAAGGATACCCAAAGTGTGTTCCTTTAGCTCGTGCAAGAACAATGAGCAAAGCTCAGAAAAGGTCGGCAGTTCGCCGTAAGAGGGCAGTACCTCAAGGCGTTGGTGGAAGACCCACTAACGTACGTACTTTTACTAAACGGAGACGTCGAAAGAAGAAGTAAACTATGAATACTCTAACTCAAGAAATTGAAAAAGTATTGAATTTATCACAACGATTAAAGAAAGCAGTCCAACTGGAATTAGAGTACGGTTGCAGCCTGCAAAAATTATTAAATTTACCGAGAACCCCCAACAACGAGGTTCTCATTAACAGGCTAATAAGCCAAAGTACTCGTTAAGAGTAGATAGGAATTAAAAATGGCAAGACAAGGCGGATTTTTAAGCGGACCAAGTGTCCACTCAACTTCCAAGCTAAGAAAGCATGTATTGAAAAGAGGTTTAACTCGTGATCTAAATGCAGCAGCTGGAACTTATGTAAACACCAAGTCACCAATGTCCACACCAGGTGGATTTTATGGTGCAGCACCAAAAGCAGTAGGACCAAGATTTGGTAAAACAACCAATCCTAAGAAAGCAAGATTTGGAAAGAAAACACCTTCTACTTTATTGACGAGAAGGAGAAGAAGATAATATCTTAGAACGAATCAATAAAATTATGAAGTCGGGCAGACTCGACAAAGTAGTAAAGATTTCTTTACTAACAGGGATTAAAAATGGCACTAACAGACGCAGAAAAAGGACGGCTCAAAAGAGCAGGACTTAGCGGACTAAACAAACCTAAGAAGACCCCAAGCCACAAAACTAAGAAAGCAGTAGTTGCTGTAAGAGTTGGTGGCAAAGTAAAGATTATTAGGTTTGGAGCCCAAGGTATGGGACACAACTATAGTCCAGAAGCAAGAAAGAGTTTCAAAGCGCGACACGCAAAGAACATTAGAAAGGGAAAATCTTCAGCAGCTTACTGGGCAAACAAAGTTTTCTGGGCAGGCCCAGGAGGCTCAAGAAAGAGACCACCAAAGTCTCAAAAAAGAACATTAGGATTAAAACGAAGGAGAAAATAATGACAACTGCAAACGGAACACGACTATGGCTTGAGGAAGGTATAGTACATGCAGGAAAATTACTACAGGATTTGATAAAAGCAGAGGAGTTTAGAACTCTATCCCCAGCGGAGAAGAAAGTTAAACAAGTATCTGCTACTTATTGTTATCTATATACTAAATTAAAAGAGTTAGACCTTCTAATAGACGATGACGACAACTTATTTCCAGACGAGACATTACATTGATAGAAATTAGCCGTACAGATATAGTTAGTAACTATTTAATGGACTTGGAACAACAGTCACGATTCATAAAACTCCCTATAATGGAGTATCTTGAATTATTGGGTATAGAGCCCAATACGTCGCAGAGAGCAATTATAAATGCTATAAATAATCCAAAATATCGTTTTGTATGTGCGGCTATTTCACGTCGTCAAGGCAAAACGTATATTTCAAACATAATAGGACAGTTAGTATGTTTAGTTCCTAACAGTCATGTACTATTAATGTCTCCTAACTATTCATTATCTCAAATATCATTTGACTTACAAAGAAACTTGATCAAGCACTTCGACCTAGAAGTGCTTAGAGATAATGCAAAAGATAAAGTTATTGAACTATCTAACAATTCTACTATAAGAATGGGTTCTATCAATCAGGTAGACTCAGTTGTTGGTAGAAGTTATGACTTAATCATATTCGATGAAGCAGCTCTAACAGATGGAAGAGATGCTTTCAATGTCGCACTAAGACCTACCCTCGACAAAGAAAACTCAAAAGCAATCTTTATATCTACTCCAAGGGGTAGGAATAATTACTTTGCAGAATTTTATTACAGAGGATTTAGTGAAGAGTTTCCAGAGTGGTGCTCAGTAAAAGCAACTTACCACGAGAACCCTCGTGTAGCAGAATCAGATATTATAGAAGCTAAAAAGACAATGTCTGAGAATGAATTTGCTCAAGAGTACATGGCAGACTTTAATGTTTACGAAGGTCAAGTATGGGCATTCAACCACGAGCAATGTATAGCAGACTTGTCTGAAATAGATGTAAGTAATATGGATGTATTCGCAGGACTAGACGTAGGGTATAAAGACCCTACAGCTTTTTGTGTTATAGCATATGACTGGGACGAACAAAAATACTATCTTATAGATGAGTATATGGACTCCGAAAAAACAACAGAACAACATGCAGTACAGATTCAAAAATTAATTCATAAATGGGATATTGATTATATTTATATTGACTCTGCAGCTCAACAAACAAGATACGACTTTGCACAAAATTATGATATCAGTACTATAAATGCTAAGAAATCCGTACTAGACGGAATTGGACATGTAGCTAATGTAGTAGATAACGATGGGATAATTATAAATCAAACTTGCAAAGAAGCACTTATCTCATTGGACCAGTATCAATGGGACCCTAACCCTAATTTATTAAAAGAGAAACCAAAGCACAACATGGCATCCCATATGGCCGATGCTATGCGATACGCGTTATACACATTTGAAACATCAGCCACAACGTTCTAGTAAGACCTGTAAAAAACAGTTCTTGACATTTGCTGTATGTTTTTGGTATAATTCTAATTAAGAGTAGAAATATGAATTTCAAAAGAGATTTAGTTAAATACGTACGAGATAAAGCGAAATCACAATATAATAAATCAAGCAATTGTTTTATATGTGATTCCACTGAACAGTTAGATTTTCATCACTATCACGGGCTTACAGAACTACTAGAAACTTGGATAAAAAAGAAAAAATTAATTATTAAAAATGAACAAGAAATACTAGAGATTCGAGAAGCCTTCATTGATGAACATCAGAAAGAACTTTATGAAGATACAGTCACACTTTGCCATAGTCACCATATGAAGTTACACTCAATATATGGTAAAAGACCCAAGTTGATACACGCAGAGAAACAAAAACGATGGGTCGAGAAACAGAGAGATAAATATGGCATGGTATGATAGATTCTTAGGAGGAAATAGCGAGGAAAAACTAAATCCTTCGCAATACGTTATTTCTAGAAATGAAGGAATGACTGTCGACTCTCGTGAAATTGTAACAAATTATAGAAACGCTTACGAGCAACTAGAAATTGTTAACCGTGCAGTAAATATGATTGTTGACGATGTAGCAGAGATACCTTTTGCAGTCGGAGAAAAAGTACTAGGTACTACTAATGTTGTAAAGAATATTCGTAGATCTAAGGTTGATTTATTACTTAATAAAGAGCCTAACCCGTTTCAAGATGTAAGTACTTTTAAAAGAAATCTTATAATTGATTTACTTATAGATGGAAATATATTTATTTACTTTGATGGAGCGCATATGTATCATTTGCCTGCTGACAAGATAACTATCTATACTGACGACAAAACATATATAGAAAGATTTTCATATGATAACTCAATAGATTACAGCCCGAATGAAATTATACACATAAAAGAAAATAGTTTTAATTCAATTTACAGAGGTGTACCAAGACTAAAACCAGCATATAGAACTATGCAGTTACTCTCTAGTATGAGAAACTTCCAGGATAACTTCTTCAAGAATGGAGCAGTTCCAGGATTAGTACTTAAGTCACCAAACACTCTTTCAGAGAAAGTAAAAGAAAGAATGATGAGAGCTTGGAGTATTAGATACAATCCAACAACAGGAGGCAAAAGACCTCTTATACTTGATGGCGGACTAGAAGTAGACGCTTTATCAAAAATTAACTTTAAAGAGTTAGACTTTGCAGAATCAATCAAATCAAATGAAAGAATTATTCTCGAAGCAATGGGCATACCACCAATTCTAATGGACGGTGGTAACAATGCAAACATTAGACCTAATCATAGATTGTACTATTTAGAGACAGTACTACCAGTAGTTAAAAAAGTTGGATATGCATTAGAAAGATTTTTTGGTTTTTCACTAAATGAAGATGTAACAGGGATTCCTGCTTTACAACCAGAATTGAGAGACCAGGCAGCATACTATGCTACTCTAGTTAACACGGGTATATTAAGTGCTAACGAAGCAAGAGAAGCATTAGGAAAAGAACCTGTAGACGGATTTGACGAGCCAAGAGTACCTGCAAATATAGCAGGCTCAGCCGTAAACCCGGAACAAGGAGGTAGACCTGAAGAGGCTGCCCCAAGCGAGGAAGAATAATTATGACAAAAGATATGATGGTAAAGGCTCTTTCTGAGTACTTTAAAAAAGAAGGTGAAGTAATGGGCTTACCTGCTTATAAGGCAAAAGGGAATGATGTTCCTGTTAAAGACTACTTACTAAGAAGAGCATTTGGTTCTTGGAGTAGAGTACTTAGTGTAGTTTCAAAAAGATACCCAGTAGACGTAATAGTCACCCCAGAAATAAAAGAAGCACCTGCTGAGAAAAAAGCACCTGCTAAGAAAGTGGAGAAAAAAGATGTCAAGTAAAATTTATCATTGGACTAGCACTTTCAAATCATTAGGTGAAACTGATGATGGCGGTATAGATATTAAAGGTTCTGCAAGTACAAATGGTATTGACAGAGCTGGAGATATTATTGAAAGCGATGCATGGACAAAAGGTGGATTAGAGAATTTCAAAAACAATCCAATTATTTTGTTTAACCACAACTACGACAAACCAATTGGTCGTGCAAAAGATTTAAAAGTTACAGAAAACGGTTTAGAAATATCTGCAAAGATATCAAAAGCTGCTGGAGATGTAACACAATTAATTAAAGACGGTGTCCTTGGAGCTTTTTCTGTCGGTTTCAAAGTCAAGGAAGCCGATTATATGACAGAAACCGATGGATACAAAATAAAGGACGCGGAACTTTTCGAAGTCTCTGTAGTATCAGTACCTTGCAACCAAGGGGCAACCTTTGGCTTAAGCAAGTCATTTGATAGTATGGAAGATTACAACAAGTATAAGCAAACTTTTTATAAGGCTAACCCAGCAGAATCAGCAGACGCTGTTAATGTTGAGCAGCCAAGAAGGGAGGAATCCCATAACATGGAGACAAATATGTCAAAAGAAAATAAATCTCCTGAAAGCAACTCAGAGTTCAATCTTGAGGCATTCGCAAAGCAAGTAGCTGCAGATACAGCTGCTGAAATTGCAATGAAACAAGCTGAACAAAAAGCTGCTGAACAGAAGGCTGCAGACGAAGCTGCTCAAAAAGCAACTAACGACGCCGAAGTTCAAAAAGCTGCTGAAGTAGCAGATCAGGAAAAAACTAAAACTATAGTTGAAGCAGGTTTATCAGGAGCTGAAAAGCTAATGAATGACGTTGAGAAACGTGTGAATGATAACTACTCTAATTTAGAGACTGTTGTTAAATCACTAGAAGCTCAGTTAGCTGAGAAATCAGAAGAAATCATGAATATCAGAGAGTCTAAAAGACATTTCTCTGACAGAAATGGTCAAGGCGATTGGAAAAAAACTTTTGAGCAAGATATCCTCGACGCAAAATTTGCTGGTCTAGCGACTGGTAAAGGATGGGACAGTGAAGTTGCTAAAAATGTGATGGAAAAAGTTAACACTCATTCAGGTGTTCAAGTTTCATCAGCTGATTTCGAGCAAATCGTTTCAACAAATATTGAAAGAGATATCCAGAACGAATTAGTATTAGCTCCTCTATTTAGAGAAATACCAATGACTTCTGCAAATATGATTATCCCAATCTTACCAGATAGTGGTTACGCTGAATTTACTTCAGGATCCGCTGTAGCAAACGACAATTTAGATATGAGGTCTGCTTCTTATGGTGACGATGCTGGGGTAGCTATGGCTGAAAGAGTTCTTTCAACTAAGAAACTTATCTCACAATCATTCTTAGGTAATGAGACTGAAGAAGATGCAATCATGCCAATCCTTCCTTTAATTAGAGAATCAATGGTAAGATCACACGCTAGAGCAATTGAAAACTCAATCCTAGCTGGTGATGATGCTGACGGCGTATTCGGTACTAGTGGAGCTTCTTTCGAAGGTTTACTACACTTAGCAAGAAATGACAGTGATTATACACAGTCATTAACTGCTTTTGCTACTGATACAGTTACAGCTGCAGAACTTCTTTCAATGAGAAAAAATATGGGCAAATATGGTGTTAATCCATCAGAAGTAGTTTATATTGTTTCACAAAGAACTTACTACGAGCTATTAGAAGATGCAGAGTTCCAAGACGCTAACCTAGTTGGCGACATGGCTACTAAGCTTTCTGGTGAAATTGGTCAAGTATTCGGTTCAAGAGTACTATTATGTGACGAGTTTGCTACACCAGCAGTTTCTAAGTTCGGAGCTATCGCTGTTAACCCAAGAAACTATGTAATGCCAAGATTAAGAGGCGTTACTGTAGAATCTGACTACGAAGTTATTAATCAAAGAAGAGTCCTTGTGGCTTCTCAGAGATTAGG